CGTCTCACTTTATTAGAAGTATACATATCCATATACGGAAGAACTCTGTTAAAACCAAGGTTATGGAGAACCTCTTGGTCACCGGCGTTTAAAAGCGCATCTGTGTTCGCTTCAGACTGAAAGGTTTGATTAGCTGATCCATGGCTATTATAAAAATCTTGTATTCGTTCCTGTGCTTCTTTTGTTTTACCATCTATTAATGCTGATGTAGAAAAAATCTTCTTTACCATTCCTCTCCCCTTATTGGATTATCATCTTTTAGGATACATAATCACTTAAATTTTCCATATGAACGTGGTCCTAATGATGATACCGCAGACATACGCAATTCGTCTAGATCTTGAGCAGAAAAGTCATCTGATATAAGAGGAATCCCCAAAGACATATACCCAAATGCATCTGCTGCATGACTTGACCAGTCATGGACTCCATCAGTATCTCTAAATATTTCATGCTTATCATTATAATCGTAATGATAAAATTGCAATGCATTAATCAAAACCTTACATTCCTTTTTATCAATACGTACTCTTCGGATGGTTACTCTTCCTGCTTCTATTTTATCATTCCTTCTTTTTGGTTTTTGAAGCCTAAAAGGATGTATCCCATAATTAGCTAATTGTTCTATACGACTTAAACCAGATCCCCATTCTCTATTTATAGTATCATGAGGCATAATATGGTGACCATACACATAGGGCTTAGACTTCAGTATTTCTACATAGTGAGGCGCTCCTTCACCACGATTCTCATAATATCCGATGATATTAACTGCATTATTAATAAGCTGAAAAAAAATAATAGCAGTTGCATCAGAAATTCCAATGTCCCATGCAGTATGAACGGGATATGCTGCATCATATAATACTTCTCCTATACGATGTTCATCATACATATCTTTAATATAGTGAGCATAAATAGCACCTTGCATACCACACTCAAACGATGAATAATATTCTTGCAAAAAACGCTCTGTAGAGAATCGTTCTTTTTCAGCTGCAAGTTCTTCAGGCTCGACATGTTTTGTATCGTCTACAGTGAGCTTGAGCGAAAACCATTCCTTGGGATTCTTCAAAGCAAATTGATATAAATCGTAAAAATGATTTTTAGAACATGGTGTGGATATAAAACACGCCCATCCCTTATTTGCAGCTAAGCATGGTGATAGCACGTCAAACACACGAGGATGCTGATATGCGTACTCTGACAGAATAACACCAGCTGGATTGGTTCCCCTTAAACGATCGTATTTATCTGAACCACAAAATTTTATGATAGATCCGTTGTGCTTAAAAGTAATCTTCATATAAGAATTATTTTTCTTACATATTTCATCCGGAAAGTAATCAAGTAATCGGATACCATCAAAAGAATGGCCTTCCCAAATAGTGTCACGAGCTTGGTTATAGGTAGGCAGCACATACAAGATAGTACATGGTGTACGCACGGCAGCCCGTAAAGCTAACTGAATAGCAACAAAATCTTTTCCTCCACGGCGTGGAATTATAGGAATAAGACGCCTATAATTGTGCTCTTCAAAAGCGTTAAGTATCTGAGTTTGGTAAGGCCGCAGTATCACTTTGTGTAAGGTCATCTTTCTCTTTTTTTATTACATGTTTTTTATGAACCTCTTCAAAAATTTCTTTGATAAGCTCGATGGATGTATCATCTTTAAATTTTGATTGAAGAGCTGCATGATACTCATTTGCCTTATCCCATCGTGGAAGATAATAGTGCAAACACCATGCAGTATAACGCGGTTCAAGTTTACGAAATAACATCCCTATTTCTCGACGAACTCCTATTACCATCTTAGCGTACTCGATACCTTCATCAAGAAATATACACCGTTTTCTCCAGTCATCTACTGATTTTTTAGATATTTTTTGTATTACACAAAATTGTTCAAGAGAAAGTGCATCGTCATTCTCATCTACCCATTCGATTAATGTTGAGGCTAATTTTTCCAACTCACCTACAGGAACTTTTCTAAAAAGACGCTTTCTCCCAAAAGCACGCTTATCCACTTTATCGGGCGCTTTCACCGTCCTTCCCATGCGATGCTTACTCATTCATTCTCTCCTTTTATGTTTGATAAATTGCTTCTATTCTGGTGAACTATTTTGCGTATATTCCATAAAGCTTCAGATTGTCTTTCAAGCTGTCGATTAGTCTTTGTCAACTCTGCTTGAAGATTACCAGCAAAGTTAGAAAGAGCGGTCAAAGATCGCTCCAAATAACTGATCTTGCGTTCAAACTTAGTAAACTTAGTCACTAATTCCTTTTGTTCGTGCAGGCAAGAAAGTTTGTTGGGTTCCATGCTTTGTCTCCAGGATAGGTTCTTGTAAGACTTCTGTAACAGTAACTTCAGTTCTTGCATATCTATGAGTGTAACATTTTATGGCGCTTATTTTGAATATATACGCATCATCGGCATAAAGAAGACCGGAACAACAGTCAAGAATAAACTTTTGCAGGTTATCACAATCTGGTTTAGAAATATGGTAGAGTCCTTTTTTTTTTCTGAGTGATTTTGTTTTGGGAAGGCTGAAATAGAATTTTATTTGAATTGCAAGAGGACCACAAAGAAGATGTTCTTTGAGTGAGGAATATTTCTCGGTGGCTCTTTTTATCAATATGCGGTAGTAGAGTTTATCTTTTTTGCACGGGTCATAGGTAACTCCTGCTTTTGTGTGTCGATGTCTCTTTTGAGCAATTGGCTTCTCATTTAATATAAATGCTATTTCTCTTAGGCTCATTTACTCTCCTTCATACGTAACAACCTTAAAACTACCTCCAGTTGGAATAGTTAATATCGTTTGTTTGTTCCATTTTCCTGATATAACTCGTTTTATTCGTTCAGCGGTCAATGACTTGCAAAAATAAGCGTTCTCAATGAGAATAAATTTACGATTAGCATCCTTGAGATTTAAATTGAGAACGGCATGAGCCGTTGTAGCTGATCCTCCAAATGCGTCAACAACTAGGCCATCTTTGGGGCAAAACATTTCAATAAGACGCTCAGTTAGCTTGAGAGGTTTAGGTGTATTAAATGGACAATTAGCCCCAAGAATCGATTTAATAAGTTTTTTGGCTGCGTCATTATGCCCCGAAACTTTGTGGGGGAAACTCAAATTTATATGTTCATCAGATTTCCATTTTTCATCAAGAATTTCATCTGAAGACCAATAAGTTCCAATATTTCTACCCTTGTTCCTTTTAACAACATCTTTTAAATAGGACTTAAGCCGGGGGACACCATGTCCTGATTTTCCAAAATTAAGAATGGGCCATGGTTTTAACAGTTTTTTTTCTAGTTCTTTTAAGCTGTATTTTCCATAAGTAACAAGATTTCCGCGTTGGTCTTCTTTATATTTAACTCCCCATTGTTCTAACATTTTTTTAATGTTTTTTTTTGATCTTCGCCAATATGCATTTTTGGGATAATGTATTTTTTTAGTAAATGGATTTTGAATACCATATCTATAAGAATCATTGCCCGAAGTTGCTAACAATGGTGTTGATTTCCATGGATTTTTATCTCCATCTGGACTATGATATCGAGCGTTCATCTTTTCAGTTCTTGGAATTACCCCACGAAAGGCAAATTTTTTATCCTTCGCATATACTAAAACATAATCAGTCGTAGATGGGATAGCATTTTTTTTATCATTTTTTGGGCTGTAATAGCATTCCCAATTAACAATGCCAAGTCTATTGTTTTCACCAAATACCTCATCCATTAAAAGGCCAAGTCGAAATAATTCATGATAGCTAATGTGAACTGCTATTATCCCTGATTCCTTAAGGAGTTTTTTCGCTAATTGCAATCTGACTTCCATGAAAGAAAGCCATTTAGAGTGCTCATCTTTTTTATTATCATAAAACCTGTCATTAAAAATGAAATCATTTCCTGTGTTATAGGGTGGGTCCCAAACCATAAGATCAACAATACAATCTTGATCAAGCATACTCTTCATAACGTCTAAATTGTCACCACAAATAAGCAAATTATCACCTTGTGACTTTATACTTTCTATTAATTTTTTCTTCATACTTAGCTGACTTTTCCTTAGTTTGAGCAATTGGCTTCTCATTTAATATAAATGCTATTTCTCTTAGGCTCATTTACTCTCCTTCCTCGTTTAACCAAGTACTATATCTTCAGCGGCAGGAAAAAAGATTTGTAAAATAGGTAGCCACTGCTTCTTCGAGTCTGCAAAAAGATCTTTCATGTCGATGTCTTTTTTGTGGTATTGGTCGTTCGTAGATGGTAAATTGTACTTCTCGCAGCATCTACTCTCCTTTTCCTTTACAGATTAGCCTTTCGTCTAAGAAAGTCTAAATATTCTTGAGAAATAATATGATCACCTGGTTGCAACGTATAACGTCCCTCGTAGTATGCTCTTGATTTAAGAATATCTTGTTTTTCTTGTTCGCATATTGCATAGGGACCGCTTGCTGGATATGTTTTGGTGTCCTGAAAATCATCGTCAAACATGATGTTTTTCCTTTCTTTCTTGTTTGAACCTAAAGCGTTGGCAAGTTGTTTACGAAACTCGTAGTTTATTTTTATTCCATATTGTTGGTGCCATTTCTTAGCATTGACATGAAACCATCCAACTGGATTTGAAGATCCCTCATAGTGCTCAAGCGCATGTTGTAATGCAGCTGGTTCGTAACACATGAAATCTATCTTTTCCTGCAAGCAAAGGTGTTCAGGCATTGCATGTATCTGCGGATAAATATCGTCCTGTGAGAACTGTCCTTGTTTGGCTTTTTGGACAATCTTCTGTTGTTCCTTAGAAAACATACGTTCCTTTCGTGTTATAAAGTACCATTATTTGAGTATATTGTCACAGTTGCTTGGAAGCTGTTGCTCTGTATTATGCACATATACTACTCACACGCACTTTTTCCTTTTTTCGGTGAAAAAAGTGCTTTGTTCGTAAAGATGGGGAAAAAAAGATCGATCTATACTTCCCATTTCAGGGCTCCCCTTCTTTACGTACACGAATATTTCCTTAAAAAGGAAGGACGGCGGTTTGTGCTCCATGCGGATGGTCCCTGTCTTTCCCCTCTCCCCCCCCTTATAAAAAAAAACAACTGACGTCTATAATGCACGGCGCAGTTTCAAGCCAATAGGCGCAGTAGTGGCGTGTATACCTAGACTACACCTGGGGTTTGGCGTGTGCTAGAGAGCTCACTCGCACACGCTTTTTCCTTTTTTCGTTGAAAAAAGCGTTTTGCATCGTGAGGGGGAGTGTACATTACAGAGTTTTTGGTTATGGTTATTGTCCCTAGTATTATATTCTTAACTATAGTGTGACATGAGTTTATTACATATTGAAAACCTTTATCTGGAAGGGTTTCTAGTAGGTCTTGGATGATGTCTACAAAATCATAAATCATTGGATGTATGATGTATGTGTTTACGTTCCAGGTTTTCTTACCTGATTTTATATTTATGAGTTTTAGGCCTGTTTCTTTTTCGAGTTTCTTTTGTTCTTGTAAGAATACTTTTAGTACTCGGTGTTCATGCCTTCTGGTTATTCCAGCGCTTTCGTATCCGATACGGGCAACAGATCTACGAGTATATTGTTTGGCTTGAGTGATAAGATAGCCTACGAGTTTTTCTGCCCCATTAGAATGCAATCTGAGTTTACATCTGTAGAAGAAATCTCTTATTGCCATTTTGGCGGCTTCGCTAGCAATATCAATTTGCATTCTCATTCTTTGAACTGCATCGTAATCTTGACATTGTGCTAGATTATAGTCTGTTTTTTCCCGGGTTTTTCCGGGTTTTTTAAGGATTTTGTTTGACTTTGGTGACCGGTTATGATAGTTTGTTTGTAACTTTATGTTGGTCATATATTGATCATACCATAAATCCTCAGTGTTACAACTGGGGATTTTGTGGTTTCTGGGGGTCTCTAAATTATATTCTGTTTTTTCCCAGGTTTCTTTGGGGTTTTTTGAACTTGGCTCTTGACGGCGAGCCTTACCTTTGTTAGATTCTGTTATGGTTTTCATTGTGGTAAATGTACCATACCAAAGATCCTGGGACTTGTCCTGGGTTTTTTTGGTTTCTGGGGTCTTCTTATAATTATATTCTTGGTTTTTGCTGGATTTTTCAGGTTTTTTTTGATTTATCCCTTGACACCGGGATCGGGTTTTGGTAGATTCTTCTTGTTGTTTCGTCATAGTAACGACACTAAAAAAGTTTTAAGGAGTAGTCAAGTTTTTTCTTGGCTGCTCCATTCTTTTTTAGTCAATATTGGAGAAAAAAAATGATTCCTGAAATACTGGAAGACCTCTTTGAGACCATGTTTGAGAGACATGGTTACACCGTAAAACAAATTCAAGAAAAAAAAATATCCATAGACACCATTAGCTATAACACGAGTTGCATTTCTGTTGCATGGAGCCCAGAAGATAAAGAAGCTCAATATATAGCGCTGCTTATATCAGAATTCATCAGAGAAAACGTTGAAACGCCTGCGGAAGTAAAAGTACTTATAAAAGAATTCAACGCTAAGAAGAAGAATTATCATAGATATACTATTCCTAAGGGTGAGCTTTATACTAATAAGAAGGATATTCAAAAATTAAAAGATGATCGCCTCAATAAGTTAAAATATGGTATTGGAAAAGTAAAAGAAATGCTTAATGGCATCGAAGAAAGAGCAGAAGACGAAAAGAAAGATGATGAATAAAAATGAAGATCAACTCATACAAGTTCATCTAAGTGAAATAAGAAAGCTTAATAAAGAACTAGAATTAAATAAAAAAAAGCTTAAAGACCTTAAGCGGAAATATAGACTTGTAAAAGAGGTGATGCAAGCTCTTCGTATCACGATCAGTAACCAGCTCAGCTAACGTTGCTATAGATGTGCTGACAGCAGGAACTCTCTTCATAGAATTTGAATATTTGTTTTGGAAGTATCTTGTTTTCAACCATACATAATAAATTTATCCCCCCTTTTTTGACCATGAAGGGTTTTTTATAACGTGTCCCCACCCGGATTCGAACCGAGACAATTGCATCGAAAGTGCAATATTCTACCCTTAAATTACAGGGACGCACATCTGTTCTTTTTATGTCTTTGGATTCATTGGCTGCATTTTTTGTTCCTGTTCAATTTGTATAAAAAGAAAATATCATAGTATACTGTACTCTTTTATTTAAACACAAAAAAAAGGAAGCAGTACTATGATATTTTCAACTCAAGACAAGCTTAGAACATTAATCAAAAATTCTCAAGAGACAAAATCTGGAACAATTCTACTTTTAAATAGTTTTGAAATCTTTGACTTGCTAAAGAAAGATAAGTGTTTTGAGCAAGTTTTTCAAACAATTCTTATACTAGTTAATCAAGATAGACAGCTTTTAGTTGAAGCAAAAGAAGCTTTGCTTGAGTATTTGAATTCCTCTTACCTTTTTCATCCCCTAAATCAATATCTGTAATTAAGCGAAACTCACACATTGGATAAACAACATAATCATAAATTTCTTGTACATTAACTATAATATCATCAAAAAATTTCCATTTTTTTTCAGCTATATATTTTATCAAACATTGATTAGCAATTACTTCAGGCATAAAACTATACAGCTTATCCATCTCCCTTTTTTCTCCGTTGTAATCGATATAATCCAACTGCTCGCTGATACTTTTTACTTAATCCATCTTCAAATTGTTGAACTTTTATCTCTTTTGCATCCTCAAGTAATTCTTGCTCTTTTATCCCAAAAACGTCTGCTATTTTGCAAATTAACTCAGGACTAGGAATTTCACCATGCACTTCAATTTTAGTGACATAAGAAGGGGATAAATCATTTCCAAGTTTTTCAATGAACTGTTTTACAGTCCACCCTTTTCCCCGTCTATAAGCCTGAATTTTTTCGCCAAATGTTTTTTTCATAATTTATACTCCCAAAGATTGAATTTACTAAATTTGGTTAATTCGTCAAGACAAAATTTACTTTAAGGCAATTTCTGCGATTAAAAAATATATGTTTTAATTTTTTACCAAGCAATATCCTACCTGCAAGCACCTTTTTTATTGATTGATACTCATGTTATCAATGATTGACTTTATTTCAAAGGATTTAAAATTTTCAAAAGAATAAGTTATAAAATAGTCCACCAATGGAACACGACTTGAGAGTGTTTGAATTTTTTACTGGATGTTGGGGGTTTTATAATTGCGAACAGTTACCTAAGTTTTTTAGATAGATGATCTCTTATTTTTATATCGTTGTCTTTCTTGCATTTCCAGTTCTGTAACTTTTTCATAGTGCTTATCAAGCCATGCTACATAGCGTGGTTCTTTATTAAATGCTCGTATTTCGCGTTCATATGGTCGCGCATCTTTCAGAAGATATGCAATCGATAAAAGTAAACCAGCTTTTCTTTCTGGGGGTGTAGCGTCGTCCTTTTCTTTCTTGGCTCTAAATTCTATCATCTTAATAGTTTCTGTTACAAATGTTGACACTACTTCTCTCATGGCTTCTGTTACTTCATATGGAACATTCCCTTTTTTTATGTGTTCTTCAAGAGCCTTAATGGCTCTAATTGTGTTTTTCACATTCTTTCCTTGGTATTGCTTTTATTTTTTCTAACTTTTTTCTTAATTCATCCAGAAAGAAAGTATCTTCTGGAAAAAATTCATAAAGGGCACTGAGTACATCTTTAGCCTTTTTTTTTAAATAATTAGGTTCTAACGTCGCGATGATTTTTTCTACATGGCGATAATGATACGCACCTTTATATGTATCTTTGAGCGATTGTATTTGTCTTTCCTCAATAAGCGTCATCTAGTTCCTTTATTTTCTTTGTTCTTAAACTTTTCTAGTTGATCTTGTCTATATAATCTATAGCCGGTTTTTTTCAAGATACCCACCGGTAATAACTTTCTTGTGGTTTCCCATTTTCTTAATGTCTGTTGTGAAATACCAAGAAGCTTAGCAGCTTCTCCTATAAGCATATATTCTTTCATTATCTTATCCTTCTTTTTTGCATATATATCCTTTCAAAATATAATTATATAGCAAAGATGTTTAATGTCAAACATCCGATATCAAACACTTGACATTGCATTAAACCCCTGCTAGTATGATAGTGGTAAGTTAAAAGATAAATCTAATTTGAGGGGGATTTTATGATAGTTGATAAAAAGACAAAGACATTTTACTGGAAAGGTAGTTCTTCTGACACCGCAAAGCGTTATTATACTTATAAAGAGATTTTAGAAAAGCGGGATGTTTTGCTGGAGGCACAGAATAGATGGCAAAAAGCTGCAGATGTTATTTACGAAAAGAACGGTGGCGAAGCGATGGGATCTTGTGTTTTAGGGGATCATATTAAAGCCTATGTTCTGATGAAGGGTTGCAGAAAGCCAAGACTGGTGACTATAGTTCATGCTCCTGCTTATCAGGATTGTTCTATAAAAGAAGAAAGTTCAATTAAAGTACTTAAATGGTTAAAAGAAGTTCATGGAATAGAATGCAGACAGGCAAGTGGAAGAATGGACTAAAAAGCATATTATTATAGATTTTAATGGAAAAACAATTTACGGAAAGGATAAATAATGTATTTACAAGAACTAGAGAAAACAATAAACAAAGAGGCCCATGCTTTAATTGATTATCTAGGAAAAGATGGTAGATATGCTACAAGGTTCGACGTTTATATAGAAGACATGGAAGATGACTCAATGGCTCTCTCTTGGGTTGAGGATAACTTATACTTAACGTCTAATGAAGATGCCATTCTCTATGATGAACTTGATATTCAAGGCAAATTATTGGTAGCTTATTATTTGGATGGTTTTATTTCTGAGTTTAATGATTACTTACACGAAGAAACATCAAAGCACACAGGCTGTTCATAATAAAAAGATTGGGGGATATTATGAGAAAAGCTCTATTGGTTGCTATGTTATCTGTATGTCTACAGGGATCAATTCTAAGTAATGACACTGGCATCAAAGATCCGCTTGATAAGTATCAACCGGTTGATAGTCGTAAAGAGGGTTATTATGCTGGGTGTATGATCAATGCTGGACGCATGCTAAGAAGCACGTATAATTTCTTTAATGAGAATATAGATTATCTTTTAACGAGTAAGGGAGTTACCAAGACAGTAGTGGTCTTAGCTCCCTTCGTTGTTCTTTATGGACATTATCTTGGGTTAGATCCCATCAAGGATGTAGGCCGCAGTTTATTATCAACCATAGGCAGAGCGCAGGCATTTTATGAATTACAAAAGACAATCGGTGCTAACCAACAGCTCTTAGAAGAAATAGCCACACAGCCATGGAAGATGTTTGGGATAGCTGCAGTAGAGTTGATTAAGAGTATGGGCAAAAAGATTAAGATACCTTTTATTATGTAGGGAAAAAGATGGCTAATTTTAAGTTAATATGTGTAACAGATGTAACAAAAGAGATTTCAGAAGAAGTTAAGGAGATTGCCAGAAGAGAGCATCATGATGCGATGCCATTAAATTTCCTTCTTATTAGAAAAGACAACGACGTTGATATTTACGTTAATATTGGTGAGATTGAAAACATGGTAGATGAGAAACCCAAAAAATATATAGTAATTCGTGAATGCTGTGGTTGTAAAGACGTTATAAATAGATGATATGCACAAACGTGATACAGATGCCGTTAGGGTAAGACATGAATAAAAAGATAAACCAACAAGAGCTAATTAAAGTTTTGCAGGAAGCTGATTTTCCATTACAGGCTACCTTATGGGAAGAATATGCCAAAAAAGATGGAAATATAGATTCCTGGTTAATGAATATTCCTATGGATTTGATAAGAAAATATGAAGATGCGCTCGAAGATCTTAAAGAGGGTGAAACGTTACTTGATAGCACACTACTTTCTGAACACGAAGTAGCAGATTTGTGTGGTGCTGCAGTTGTACTTCTTGCTTTTAATAATAACAATAAAGGAAATTCGTCAGAAGAAGTGGTAGAAACTATGAAGAAAATTGTAACAAGGATGATCCCTCTGGTAATAAATGAAAAAGTAAGAATCCAATCTGAAAATAGCGTTGGCCCTTTACTAGAAGCTGTTCCCGATAAAAAACATCCATGGGATATTGATAAAGGATCAGTTCGTCTAGTAAAAACGTGTGACCAAATGTCACACGTTGAAAGGAATATAAGGAAACCACATGAATAAATGGATTAAAACAGCTATTGGAAATTTTGTCCTGAGAAACTTGGAAGTACAAGCTTTCGACTTTAGTCGAGAGTAGTTGACCCCTTACATTACCTTTTAATAGGCGCCCAGTTTGCGTTATTGGGGGGCGCCTATTTGAATGTGTGATTAAAAAGGGAGAATTTTTTAGCGTTTTAATTTGTTTGTTGTTTTGACGGGTGGTTCAATGCTAAAGAGATATTCTTTAATTTCTTTTGCTTCTTTTGGACTTGGATCTTCGAAGAAATCATCAAAAGACGTAACTTCTGCTTCTTCTTTGATGTCATCTGGCAATGTTATTTCTATGACACTGTCTTTGAATTTTTTATGATGTTGATAAAATGAATACCAAATAAAAAAAATATAAGTAAGAATGGTAATAATAACCATACTTCCAAAAACTTTAAACCATATATCATGTGAGGAGGGCCTCATCGGTTTTTCCTTTCTTTTTTTTGTAACTTTTTCTAGTGTACCATACATAAGCAAATGCATTCTACAGGGAGGTTCTATCATAGCTTCCCCTCAGAAGAAGGGAAGCTTTTTATAAAAAAGAAAAAAGTAGGTTCTCTGTTGGAGACAGAGACATAAGTAGAGTGGCAGTTAAATATCTTTGTGTGCCTTTCTTTCAGTTCGTATTCCTGTGATGGTTTTTTGGAATCCATCAAGGGGGATATCAGCAAGATTACGAATTTTAAAATGTCGCAATATTTTCTCTTTATAGTGTGGCACATATTGTAGTTCATGTTCAATCTTTTTAAGGTCATCGCGTGTTATTGTTTCCATACTTGTATTTTTATGGCCTTCTCCATGCACACCAATATTCTTATAAGCTTCTTTTAATGCTTCATATCCATTATCATCAAATTGGTCATTGGCAATTGTAATATTAAGGAGCGCCATCACTTGTGACTTTTTTAATTCATTTAATTCAGAGACATAAATATCTATATTATTTTGTGTTGGTAAAAATCGTTCAATGGTTTGTATCCATTGGCCACTATTATGCCATATTCTTGTTTGAAGAAACGTTTTGCCGCTATTAGGGGCCAGTGTTCGTTGGGTAATAGAAATGCCGTGCTTGCCTAAAATTGGACGCATTTCACGCATAATATTATCCAGGTCAGTATATGCATTATTCATGTACGTGTCTTTGCGATTAAGAAGTATGAGGGGATATTCACATTGAGCTTTAGCAAGAGCGGTATTTATTTTATCTGTTTCTTTTGATTCATGTATGTGAAAAGAAGCTTGAGGATCAATGAGCTCAGTAAGTTCTTCAAGTTTTGCATAGACATCTTCTAAGGTAATCTTCATTATTTCTCATCCTTTATCTAGCTAAGTGAGCCTCCATTCCAAGAAAGGAACAAAATAAAATGGAGGCTACTTAAAATGGAGAAAGTACTAATCACTTCCTCTCCCGAATAAATTCGGGAGTTTCCACCAAAGGAATATTATGAGTTGTTTTTTCAAAGATCATATCAGGTTTATAAATTATAACCTTTTCTTTTTTATTTGAATCTTTAAATGATTTGTATGTGTAACAATCCAGTTTTACCTGCTGTTTAGATGTTTCAAGCAACGGAACCTTATTCCAATAGTTATGGACAATTTTTACTTCTTGCCTTTTCGAACAAGCCGAAAAAACAAGAAGTAACGTAAATGGAATCAGTTTTAAAATATCTTTCTTTTCTTTTTTTTTAGATAACGGAAGTTTATACTTTTTATAATAGGAAAGGCGATACAGTTTTTCCTGGAAGGTCCTTGGAGGTGGAGGGGGGGAGTCACAAGGTGATTTCTTAGGCCACTTGTGACTTATATATTTTTTAATTTTCTGTATAAGTTTTTTATACATGCCAGTCTTTCATGTATTGTTATAGGATATCTTCAATGATGTCTTCTGCGATATCAATAGAATCTTCAACAATATCTTCGACAATTTCTCCTTCTGTTTGATCTGGTTCTGGTTCCGGATCATGGATGTTTGTTGGATGTAAGTGTAATATTTTTTGAACAGTTTTGAGTATTTTCTTACGTGAACATCCAGCAAAACAACAGAAACAAAAACAACATATCATACCATAAAAAAGATAACGCATTATTTCTCCTCTTTTTTTTTATGAGAAATTTTCTTTTTTGTTTTTCTTTTTCCAGAACGATTGCGTTTTTTCTTAGATGATTTAGATTGGCCTGATTCTGACAATGCAATTGCAATTGCTTGCTTTCTACTTGTCACTAGAGGTCCTTTTTTAGAACCACTATGCAATGCACCAGACTTAAATTCATGCATAACTGTTTCAACAGCTTTTTTCTTTTCTTTTTTTGTTTCTGGTTTGCGTATTGGCATTATTTACTTTTCTTTTTTTTCTTAGAAAGTTTTTTTAAGGTAAGTGCCAATCGAGCCCTGCGTCCTGTGATGCCTTTCTTTTTTGCTGCTTTTTTTAATTTTTTTTCTGGAATATCTTTTCCCTTTTTTGCACCAAGTGTTTTACGCAGAGCACCTGGTTTTTTTATAGCTGCTTGTATCCATTTTTTTTTCTGTGCCATTACTCGTCCTTTCAGCTTTTATTTTTGTTTTGTACGGTTTTTTTTATATATAGTATACCCAATAGCCTTTATAACATTTCCAAGACTTTCATAATCGTTGTAGGAAAATGACATATCTTTATCTTGTAAACGCTTTAAGATACTTTCAAGGTCATCTCTTAAGTCTGCAACCGTTGGCTCCGGTTTTTCAAGTTTTTGTCCATCATCAAACATTGTTACCCAAAATGTAGTATAACTCAAATCAAATTCTTCTTTCTGAAGACACAATGTTATCTCAGTCAAAAAGAGATTAAGGATAGTTTCTAGTTCTTTTCTGGTTATCTTCATAAAAATCATTAGAGCGTTTTATTGAGATATTCAAGTGCATTTTGTATTTCTTCACACTCGTTAGTAAAGTTATTAATTTCTTTTATCAGATGGTTTACGCGGGTATTAATAATGGTTACTCGTTGTTCTTCAGATGCATTGGTTAAAAGACCTCGATCATCATATTTGTCTGGGTTCTCTATGTATTTTTTAAGTTTATCAACGTGTTCACTTAATCTCTTGAATGATGATTTATGTCCTTTACGTAATTGCCTACTATTTCTATGACTGTATTTGTAGTTGATTTCTTGTAGTTTACGTTCTTCATCTTTTGGATCGGGGTCTTTTCCACCAGATGGTTTTTGTGCATCTTTTATTTTAGCCATTCTATCATCTATTTTTTTAAGTTTTTCAACGATATCTTGTGTATTTCGTACTAATGTAGGTGGTGAGGAAATTTCTGGATATGCTTCTTTTATTACTCTTCGCAGTTCTTTCTTGCGTCTGCGATGATGAAAAAAACTCGTGATGCCATGATATGCTTTTTTGGTTGCCAATCCTATTCCTCGTCCTATAGCATAACAATGAACAGCCACAACCGCTGGTGCAGTAAAGGTCCATAAAAAACCAAGAATGGTTGGAATAGTAGTTGAGGATATTAAAGAAATCTTAACCGGCAAGCTCGCAAGATATAAACTCATCAATGTGACGGGTTCATTGTGAATAAGAAGTGATTCTCCACTTGAATCAGCAATATATAAAACAGGACACGCTTCAAGTGTAAAATTATAAATGTCCACCGGTACCAACAAGGTGAGATATGCTATTTCTTTTAAGCGAACTTCTCGTCCTTGCAAGGTGGTTAAAGTATCACATCGATTTAAGTACTTTGCTTTTATCCATTTTAGTCGATTAAAAGAAAAAAAACGTTCCTCAGGGTCAACTATTAATTGGCCATGTTCTGTTCTTATAAATACAATTCTGTTTGTCTGATGCTTTTCTATATTTTGAATTTTAATAGAAATAGATTTGATGTTCCCGTTTACATCGATTGATGAAAGAACTGAGTCGCCTACTTTAAAATTTTCTGCTTTTTTTTTGTTAAAGGCAGAGCAGGGATGCTTAATAAAAACAGGGGTTTTTCCAATGATACCTGCATCTACGGATGAGACACTTAAAAGTAAAAATAATATTATTTTTTTCATGATATTCCTTTCAACGTGTGACGTTTGGGCATGCTCTCAGTTGCCGACAAGTTGTCGGCAACTGAGATGCTATTTCTTTAAGATATTTCTAAGATACTTATTAAGTATTTGTAACACAAGTTTTTCATAATTACTTCGTTTATAGTGTAATAATCTGTACATAAAAATTAAAAGATATTAATGTGAATATTTTAAGACGTTGGGCTTGTAGCTAATTTACCACTGACTCCAGTTGCTACCCAATATGAATTACTATTATATATTCCATAGATATCTGTACCTGAAAATGAACTGGTTTGTTCAGTCCAACTTGTTCCATTTAAACTCGTATATAATTTTGCATCTCCTCCAACTGCTACATAGACACCAGACGTACTATCATAACGAATTCCTTGCGGCTCTGCATTTTGTGGAAAAGGAGACGTATAACTTGCCCAGCTGCTCGTAGGATCACTTGCTATAAATAAAAATGTATTGCCTGTTCCAATATTATATCCCATAAGAAGCCATTTACTGCCGTCATATATTGCACAGGTAATATTATCAAATTGAACTGCACCACAATCCCTAACACTCCAGGTCCCCGTAGGATCAGTGGCCGTTGCAATCGCATATCCAGACCCATCAACAGAACCCCCAATCACATAATATGTTCCATCAAAACCACACCAATTAAGAGGGGCTCCAAGATTAGTTGTTCTTTGTGTCCACGTACCTGTAGGTGATGTACTTGTTGCTAATTGACCACTCCCTCCTCCTCCACCAGCAGCCATATAATACGTAGAACCATCATAGGCAACTCCATTAATAACACTAGAACCAAAAGAGGAAGTCCGTTGTGTCCACGTTGTAGTTGGTGATGTACTTGTTGCTAACTTACCATTATCACCAACCGCTACCCAATACGTAGAACCATCATAGGCAACTCCATTAATACCACTAGAACCAAAAGAGGAAGTCCGTTGTGTCCATGTTGTAGTTGGTGATGTACTTGTTGCTAACTTACCATTTTGACCTACTGCTACCCACGTCCCACCACCATAATGAACATCAAATATTGTATCTGTACCTGCAAATGATGAAGTTCGTTGTGTCCATGAAGTTGGAACATAAGGAGTGCTTCCCGCACTTCCTGAATATATACCAGCCATTTGTGTTAATATTGACATACTTACTCCATTTCTCTTCTTTTTCTAAATAATTCTTTTTTTGATTCACTCATTTTTTTCTTGGCCTCTTCAGTATGTTTTTTGCCTTTATTCCATGGCGCTTGACCCTTTTTAAACAAAACACCTGATGAATATTGTCAATACATGCTAAGACAGGCTTCCAGCGAGCCACCAAATATTTGTATCGGTTTTTGTTAATGTTGCCATTGCATAAGTTCCAGATAGATCAGTAAGTGCTCCAACGGAATTTATAGTAACGCCTCCTGCGGGTGCTACTGTTACTGTTCCAGCTCCTCCTTGCCCTATAGAGATGACGGTTCCTATTTCAAAAGCAACCGTTGCATTTGCTGGTACTGTTAATGTAATAGCTGCTGCGTTTGTAAGTGTTATTGTTTTTCCAGCGTCTCCAGCTGCCAGTTGATACGTGGTTCCTGTTTGTGCATTAATTTCTGATTTTGTAGTAGCAACTGCAAGCGTACCAGCTCCTTCGGTAATATCTATATTTGTACCTTCTGTAACAGAAGAAAAAACGGGATCATTATTTGTTGAGCCAAGAAGTACTTGTCCATTTGTTCCTGCTGTTATTGGTGTAATTGCAGCTGCACCTGATCCAACAAGTACACAGTGATCGGTAGGAGCCGTCAATCCAGTTCCACCATAGCCAACTGCTAATGCTGTTGTTAAGGTGAGTTCGGTACCAGTAATGACTCCAGTTCCTTTTGGTGTCAATTTGATATCAATGTTTGCATCGGTTCCAGCAGCCCCTATTTCATTTGCCGTAAGGACAAGTCCAATAGCTGGATCTATATTAGTATAAAATCCATATGCTGCAACGGTTCCGGTTGCCAAAACACCTCCCGTTACTAAAACAATTCCAGTTCCTTTTGGTGTCAATTTGATATCAATGTTTGCATCGGTTCCAGTAGCAGATACCTCATTAGTAGAAAGAGATAAAGCTTTTGTTAAACTTGTAGTATAAATGGGTTGTCCTCCTATAGCTCCTTGTGCTACAACAGATCCATCTACTAAAACAGCACCCCCTCCCTTGGGAAACAACGAAATATCAATGTTTGTATTAGTTCCATCGGCTGTAATAGAGTCACTTGTAATTGTAAGACCATCTGCTGCATCAGATGTATAAAATGTATCTGCAGTCACACTGGTCAATGTAGGCGTAAGTGTAGATCCAAGTTGGTCAATTGAATTTACAATAACAACGCCGCGATCAACACCACCACTTGGTGTTACACTTTCAATTCCGGCTATATAACATAACGAATGTGTATTTCCAATTCTTATAGTATCATTATCACCAACCACTCCAGAATGTCCTATGATAATATTTCTCGATTCAGTAGTTTGATATGTATATGCAGCATTTATTCCAATTGCTATATTATCATGTGCATCCTCAGCAAGTGATAAAGCGCCTGACCCATATATAGTATTTTGTGTGCCGGAGGTGATGCTACTCCCTGCTCCGCGTCCTACTACAACATTTGAATACCCATCCTGTAAATCAAATAATGCCTGATAACCAATTCCAATGTTTTTATTACCAGTGGTTTGTGAATATAAAACATCTTCTCCTATTCCAATACAACTACCCACCCCAATTTCAGTAAAATTTCCTGCTCCTCCAATATATACATTAGATGAACCGTATGCATGAAAATAGGGGATACTGTTAATGGTAATTTGTCCCACATCTGCTGTTGTAGTAGGCAAGTTTACTTTGCCCGTTAGTGTAAGTTCTGTGCTTGACAAAACACCCGTTCCTTTGGGAGTAATAGTTACATCTATATTGGCATCACTTCCATCTGCAACAATAGTATTATCAGTAATAGTCAATCCTGTTGCTGTATTAGATGTATAAAGTGTATCTACCAACAATGTACCTGTTATAGCAGCGGATCCATTTACGAGAACTGCTCCGGTTCCTTTTGGAACAAGACTAATATCTACATTAGTATCACTTCCTACTGCTCTGATTTCATTATCAGTAAGTGTTAAGCCCGTAGCTAGTGTGGTAGTATATAATTCATTAGCACCAATAGTTCCTGTTGCCAAAATATAACTTGTATTTATAACACCATTTCCTTTTGGTTCTATATCAATATCGATATCTGCATTACTTCCATCTGCCAAGATGGTATTGCCTGTAATTGTTAAACCATCTACCGCATCTGATGTGTAAAATAAATCTGCAGTTACACTGGTAAGAATAATATCATCATCAAGATCAAATGTGATTTTATGACTACCTGCAACACCAATAGTTTCTATATTAGCGCCACCTTCAAGCGTTATATTTCCAGCAAGAGGAGAAATTGCACCACCACTATCACCGGTTAATGTCGAAACATATCCTAATAACTCTGGATTAAAATATGAGCCTGTTTTAGACATGTTTTTCCCCTTATCTCAAGTAACTCATAGCAACTTCAACAGTTCCTGTTGTAGGAACCCCTACCTGTTTTACATAGAAGGTAGTTCCAACTTCCATCTCAGCACTTTTTGCACCTTGTCTATTAGTCGCAATATCAATCTCACGATATCCGGCTGCTGGAAGCTTACATTTTTCATTTATCCCATCTGTAGAAAAAGACAACGTTGCATCCGTCAAATTCTGTATCAAAACCTCTACCGCCGGATAATCAAATGCGGTTCCTATTGCAGTATAATCAACTCCGATGGAACCAAATGCAAGCGATCTTCCGTCATCCATCTCAAATATAACGCTTAAATCTGCCATTTCCTCTCCTATTCTTGATAATATCCGGACACATAAAAGTAGCCAGTCCCAGCTGTGCCACGGACATATATTTTGGTTCCTTTTTTAAGAACACCTTCTCTTTGACTATTAGATTGAAAATTATCAGAATATTCATAATCAGCAGGAACTACCCAGTGATCATTTGTGCCATCAATGCTTACAAAGACATCTGTATCAGAATTATTAAAAAATCGTATGCTTGATAAAGGACCATCCACTCCATCTGCATCGAGCACAGAATATGCTCCGTCTGCAATACCAGCTGTATCAATAGACTGTAATACCATAGGGGTTATATAATTACTCTTCATAAAAACTCCTTTTTTTAAAAAAAGGGGTCATGCATGCATAACCCCGTATCTTATTTCAATCTATCAGTTTGTTTTTTTGTATCCTCTGATTTTTCTACTGCGCCGACTTCTTTATCCTCTGATTTTTCTGCTTGTGCTTCTTCAATAAGTGCTTTTTTGTAACTCTCAATAACTGCTGGACGATGATGGGCTATAATAAACTCTGAAAGAAGTCGATAAGCTGCCTGTTCAAGTAATTCAATCTTAGCATTTTCAGGAAAATAAAATAAACAATCTCCATCAGGATGAGCAATTAAAAGACTTTTTTTCTTTATTTCTTGCTCTTCTGGTTTATTTTCTGTTGTTTCTTTTTGTACCTCTTCTGCCATAATCTATCCTTTTTTTTAAAAATTAAACATATAGGCAATTCTAACATAAAGATGACGCACCATCACCATGATAGCACGCCCGTTACCTAATGTGAGAGTCTTAGTTAAGTACCCAAAATGATATTATAACATCCCCGTTTAAGAAGTTTCCTCCATTGTTCTTTGTTTTTACTTCAAACGATCCGGATGCTGGTTTTACTTGCTGTAAAGTCATTTGAGCATCATTTGTACCAACATTTGCAACTGTCACTAATATACCTGAACTTGCAGATACTTCTGTATTTGTAATGGTAAATGTTTGAGCAGCCCCAGAGGCCGTTGATTGACCCGTAAATGTTGCAACACCAACTTTAGCACTTAATGTTAATGCCACACCCGCAACACTGTTAGTGGCAGGCGTTGCTTGAATATCACCAGTGTTTCCACCTGTAAGGGTAATGCTTGAACCTGCTGTAGAATTACCAATCACAATATCTCTATTAGCAGCTCCAGTACCTATATTAACACCATATGCATCAGCATCATTACCAATACTAATAGCACCACCACTTGAATTCAATTCTATAACATCGGCACAATCCATAAGAATATCATTATTCATGGCAATTATAGCTGTATTGGCATTCAATGTTAAAATACCAGCCCCATCAAGAGTAATAGCATCCGTTGATGTAATATTAACATCTCCGGTTCCAGACTGAATAACAGTCGCAGACGTAGTATTTGTAGAACCAACCGTTGTAGTATGAGCTGTGGCAGATGTTCCTACGTTAACCCCTCCAGTACCGCAATTGAGATCAATTTGTGTTGCCCCAGTCGTATTACCAACCGTGAGAGTTCTGGCAGCAGCCCCTGTACCAATGTTGATTCCATAGGCATTTGCATCGTTACCAATACTAATGATGCCACCGCTCGAATTCAATTCTAAGACACCAGCACCATCAACGGTAATGTCATCAGCAGAAGTAACAATAACATTTCCAGTTCCAGATTGAATAACCGTAGAAGACGTAGTGGTTGTTGAACCAATAGTAGTAGTATGCGCTGTGGCAGATGTTCCTACATTGACACCACCGCTTCCACAATTAAGATCAATTTGTGTTACTCCTGTTACATTACCTATGGTGATAGTTCTAGCAGCTGCACCGGTCCCTATATTTATTGGATGAGCATCAGCATCCGAGCCTATAGATATTGATCCAGTAATACTGTCAATGGTTACATTGCCTATTGCATCGATGTTATAAACACCTCGTGAATCAAATTTACAACCTCCTGTACCAGCTTGTAACACAGTATCAGACGTTGTATCAACAGACCCTAAAGTAGTAGTATGTGCAGTCGCAGATGCACCAATACTTATACCACCAGTTCCACAATCCATTACAACAGAAGTAGTTCCTGTAATATTACCGACGGTCAATATTCTATTAGAGGCTCCTGTACCTATATTTATTGGTTGATCTACTCCATCATTTCCAATGTATATAGGACCTGCAGAGGAATTAAATTCCATGTTGCTTGCAGCATCAATTAAAAACGTATCAGTAGAAGTAAGTGCAATACCACCAGTTCCTGTTGTATTAATATTAAAACCACCTGTTCCAGCATTAACATTGACCGCAGTAGCCCCTGTCGTATTTCCTATAGTGATGGTCTTTGCAACCGCATCTGTTCCTAGATTGACTGCTCCCGTTCCGGTTTGTAGCGTGAATGCTCCATTAGCACCATCAACTGCCATACCCCCCGTTCCATAGTCTACGTCAATACCACCTGCTGCATCTGTTGCATTTAAATTAATAGCATCAGCAGTATTAAGCGCAGCTGTCAGTGTAATACCACCAGCCTCAGCCTCTATATCAATTGCATTTGCGGCGGTTCCTTGTTTATTTTCAAGATGAATTGTTTCTGAAGTGCCACCATTAGTTTGTATAATAATTGCATCTGCTGCATCATAAGGTGTGCTAAGATACAGTTGATCACTATCAGACCCAATAACAACTGACCCTATAGCAGCGACCGCTATACCGCCCGTTCCAGCCGATAGCTGACAAGCGTTTACACCGGCTACACTTCCAATATAAATATTATGATCAGTTAAATCAGCCCCAATTCTAAGGTCACCGGTTCCCGTTTGAAGAGTGAAATCACTATTGATACCATCAACAACCATGCCGCCCGTTCCATAGTCAATATTAACTGCAGTTGCACCTGTTTGATTACCTATAGTGAGAGTTTTTGCAGCGGCATCTGCACCTATATTTATTGCACCGGTTCCGGTTTGGAGGGTATATGCACCATTGGCTCCATCTACAGTCATCCCTCCAGTTCCATAGTCAATATCTATACCACCAGCGGCGTCTGAAGCATCAAGAACAATTGCATCAGCAGCTGCTTGAGAAGACGCTATATTAACTTGTAAGGCACCATCCATATCAATACCGCCGTTTGTAGCAACAAGATTAATGGCATCGTTAGCAGCTAACCCTGTGGTGAGTGTAAAACCACCAACATCTGAAACAAGGTCAATTGAATTAGCACCTGTTCCTTGATCGGCATGAAGATGAATTGTTTCAGCGGTACCTCCATTAGCATGCAATACAATTGCATGTGCAGCATTTTCTGTAGAAGTAAGATTAATAGAAGAACTGGCAGTTATATCAATGTCTTCACCAGCACCACCGGTAGAAATAATATCAATGCCACCAGCACTTGCAGTCATAACTATTGCGTCCGCAGTATTTTTATCGGACAATATATTGATATTGGTTGCAGCATATACGTCAATGCCACCATTAGTAGCTTCAATCGTTATGGCATCGGAAGTATTAAGACCGGCTACAAAAGCTAAACCACCAACATCCGAATGTGCATAAATAGAATCATACCCAGTTCCTTGATCAGCGTGAAGTTCTATTCCTTCTGACGTACCACCATTTGCATGCAAGTAAATTGTGCGTGGAGCATCTGTTGTACCGGTAATAGTACAGTCCCCAGATGTCATATTAAGATCCACACCTGCCGTAAGAGAACCAGAAACAGAAGGACTATTATCAAGATTAATAGTAACCGTTGAACCTGCACCAGCAGTGTTAATATTTGTACCTCCTGCAATGGTTGTTGCTCCTGCTGCCGGTGTTGCTGTTCCCGCATCTGTTGGAAACGTAGAAGCAACTGCTCCTGTTGCAGTAATTGTGATACTGTGTGCGCCAGTGGTAATATTAATACCAGCTCCAGCTGTTAAACCACTCCAACTAGGAACACCAGCTCCCGTATCACCAATAAGTACCTGGCCGTCAGTACCATGCGCCAAAGAACTCATTACGCCAGCGGCACTTAATAATGCCGTACCTGCAGTCAATCCATCAAATGTAATAGTTCCAGAAGCGGTAAGATTTGCTCCAATAGTTGCATCGTCAATAACGGTTATATTTTCAAATTGACCGCTTGCCCCACTCAAATTAAGCCAACGCGCACTTCCCAGTTGTTTTGCTGCCAGAATATAGACATCATCTGTGCCAGATCCTTCAGCATAAATCCATAGCTGCCCAATAGGATACTCAAGGTCATTTGTAGTAGGTACCCGATTAGCTTCCTTTGGACGAGGAAACACTTCAACGCGTGGCGATTTTACACCCACGGCATTCTTTACATAACTACCCATCAGGGCTCCTTTTTTGTTTTCATTACCACTTATATCATGGTCATGAGCGATACATATATTACTACTGTCATCAGTATCACATAGGGTGCTATCAGAGGCAATAAAGCCCCAAAGAATGAGACACAATTGTGACAATATGTTACACTATATGTATGAAAAAAAAAAGAGTACGTATAACGTTTGAAGTTCCAGAAGTTATTCATAGAGCCATAAAAATAGCTGCTACAGATGAATGTATTTCGATGCGCATGTATCTTCTAAGATTGATTTTAGAAAAACTAGCCAAAGACAAATATATCAGAATTAACGAGCCCTAAGTTTATTTTTTACTCGTGTAATGCGGCTTTTTATTTGTCTGTCAGTATATTTGTTTTCACGCAATGCAGATTTAATACGTGCAAGTAATCGTACATTTTTAGTTTTAAGCGCTTCTTCTATGTATGATTCTGATTTAAATAATGTTAATCCTTTTGAGATTGGAATTGCACCAGCACCAGCTGCTATAAATGGAGCACCACCGTGTTCATAGAATGATTTAAATCCAAACGGCATTACATCATCTAAAATAGCTTTTCCACGAGAAACAAGACGTTCTGGTGAAAATTCTTCCGTTGCATCCCATGGCATAAATTTGCCACCTTTATATTTCCCTCGTACGGTAAAATATTGATCTTTATAAGGTGTTACGCCTAATACTTGTTTTAAAAACATTTGAACAAGAGGATTTGCTTTTACAAACATCTGATTCATAGGACGTATATAATTACCAATTTCCAATGCTTGTTTGCCAAAGTGTGTATAAAGACGTTCACCCCGTTCATTTCTTCCAAAGTTTCTCACTTTTCCAGCTATTTTTACTGGTAAATCAGGTAATGGAATTTTAAACCATGTACCAGGTTGATCAGACAATGTTTTATCAACAGCCCGTTTGAAATCAAATCTAATCCCTTTAATAGAATTATTTTTTTCATCTCGCTGTACTAAGCCATTGTACATAAACTTTAAAAGACCGGTAATGCTTGCAAGCCCAACTCCATAACGCAACCAATATTTCCTTGTTAACTTTCCTTTAAGACCAGGATTTAAAACGTTTGCTGCTTGACGCGCTGCACTAACCGTCCAGTCAGGATACCCTACTGTTCTACTCATAAGCTTTCTATTACGCTCATTATTTACAAAGCGCATTCTATCCCAATTTTGTCCTCCATAAATATCATTTACATACTCAGCAACATCTCTTTTAATTAATTTTAATTCTGAATCTGAAACAGATTTTCTACTATCTATCTCTTGTTGCACTAAATCTCGCCACGTAAATGCTTTTAAATTGGGATGAAATTCCTGAAAAAGATAATTCTGTGCTTTAATAAGTTTTCCCATACCACCTTTAAATATTTTTTTACCGGGAAATTTCTGAGGCAATTTCTTAAATGCACTATCAGAAAGTTTATCTAGTCCTCGTTTAACTTCTTCAATACCAAGTTCTGGTCTTTTAAGTTTTAATCCAGAACGTGCTGCATCCATCATGAATTCTCTATCGCCACGCAACATTCTTCCACGCTTCATGATAGCCGGCAGTCTAAATATTTTAAGTCCAAGTGCACCCAGTCCACTTTCCCCTAATGCGGTATAGTGAAATAGCGGGGAGGCTGATACTCTGAAATAACGAACAAGATTACTTGTTTTATCATATGATTTCCAAAAAGGATGTTCTGGTTTATATGCATCACGAGAAAAAACACCCTGAAAAGCAGATGCAAAGTCTGGATTGACTAACGCAGGCATTTCGCTTCCTTTTCTAAGAAATGGATCTCTAAATGGTTCATATCCCATCTTTTTTGCCTGTTCATAGAGCATTTTTTCTTTTTTAAACTCTGCACTACGAGGAGCACGTACAATTATTTGTTCGCCGGTTGCTTTTTCAATATTCTTTATATCATTAACAAGTTTTGTATTTGCAAGAACTTTTATCATAGTGCGATCATATGCCTGCATAATATCAAAAATATTCTTATATCGTGGTTTTAAGCCTGCTTTTTCATAAGCATCTAAGTAATTAAGAAATACTTTTGTATTTGCAAGTGGATTTTTTTCCTTAAAGCGTTTACTGATATCGGCAGTTGCACGCGCAAACTTTTCTGCATCATATTCATAGAGCCCTGGAAGATAAAATTCTTCCATACCTTCACGTGGATTAATATTTTTTGTTAATGGATTTTCATTCCATTCTTTTAATGAGTTTTTTAAATGTGTATCTACTACTGTTTTAACAAACTTTTTACTTTCAGGATGCAACCGTTTTCTAAGAGCTTCATAGGTATCTCCTTCAATAAAAGGATTACCTGTTTTTTGACGATAATAAATCATATCGGCAAGATCTTGTTTTGGTATATTGTGTTCTTTTACTAACCGATCATATTGATTTTTCCATTTAAAAGTGCTCTTCACATATTGAGCATCTTTTTCTCCTAAGAAATCTTTTAACTTACCAAACCACTCTTTCTTCTTGGGGGTAAATGTAAATTTTTTAACTGACTCTGTAATATCTTTTACCACATCTGGTGTGTAAGCAGCGCTTTTTTTCTTAATTTCTTCTGGGATAAATGGTTTGCCTGCTCTTTTTTGTGATATACGGCCACCTATAAGCGCTGCTCCTTTTAAGCCACCAATAATCAATGCATTATCAATTAATTCTTGTTTTGATGGTAATTCTTGCTCAACTAACGCTTTACCACCAGTTAAACCTCCATATTCGACGCCTGCACCAATAGCAGCACGTCCTAATTTTGAATTAGCTAATTTATCTAAACCAGGAACTTTAGTTAAAATAGGTGCAAGAATTTTTCCTGCTGCTCCCGTTATTCCTCCAACGGCGGCTGCCTTTGCAGTTTCTTTTCCAAGCGTATATAACGATCCCAATGCATCTTCAATAGTTACTTCGGTTGGTTTTTGACTTAATTTTTCTAGTTCTGCTCTGCCTGTTTTAATAGCAGAGGGCAAAGCAAAAGCACCTGCCGCAGACCCAATTGGTCCCCCTAGGGCACCTAAAGCTCCACCAGCTATAAAGGCTGGAATATCCGATATCACTTCTCCACCCAATGATGCAAGATGCTCTATAAATGATTCATCTTCAGGTACACGTTGAGAAGATGAACCTAATAATGCACCCGTAGACCCAGAACGTAGCCCTCTAAACAATGAAGGTAAAATACCGCGCTCTTGTGCTGGTTCTTTATAACGCATTTCTTTCATTTCAGCAGAAACTTTGTCAAATATATCAGCCATGGTATCTCCCTACAATAAAAAACCAGCCCTTTTTGCAAGTAAACGTGCTGTATTTTTGTCTCCTCCTACAAGTTCTAAAAACATCTTTGCTTGCTCATCTGTCAAATTTTTACCTTTTCCAGGTAAATTCCCTAATATATTACCGCCTCTTCTACTTAAAAGAGCAAATTGAAGATAATTCGGCAAATAAGAAAACATCTTTGCATTTTCTGGTGACATAAAAGAAGAAAGACCCGCTAACATAGATGCTCGTTTTTTTTGTTGCTGCATGTTTTGTAATTGCATCTGAGCAAGATTTTGCAATGCACTTATTATAGGACTCCCTACATTATAAGCTACTTGTTGTCCAGCACTTGGTTTTTGTAATATATATGCCATTTCTTTCTCCTATGCTTGTGTTTTTTTAAATGCTTCTATTGCATTAGAAAGTTCCTTCATCAATGGTTTATTTTGATAATAAGAACCAATCACATTTGATAAACCCCCTAATCCTTGTCCCATTAAAGTAGAACCAAGCATTTGCGCACCACCTGCTGCTCCGGGTTCATATATATTCTCAAATTGAGGTCGAAAGAATTGACCCAATAAACCAGATAATGCACTTAATCGTTGATTGCCAAACAATGCTTTTTGAGCAGCCAAACTTCTTTCTAGTTGCGCTCCTGCACCTTGCATAGCTGATTGATAGCCACTTGATCGTAATGCCCCTAAACCACCAAATCTGTTCGCTATCATTGGTAATGTTTTTGATTGAAGATTGGCACGAGCTTCTTCGGCTATAGGCTCAAATCCTTTTGTAGGATCTTGAATTCCTTCAAGAAGCGTAGGACCTAATTGATTAAATAATTCTTGTTGTGCCGATGTGATAGTTGGTAACTGTGTGACACCTGGTTGTCTTTTTTTGCCAAATAGTGACATCCCAGCTCCTACCGCTGTTGGAACTGCTTGCGCAATTAATGATGCCCATGGAAAAGCCATTATATTCTCCTTCTCTCATTTTAATAAAAATTCTATATATATATCAACCTCATAAGAACTTCTGTTTTTTCCTATGCGGATATATATATCCGTAGTATCTATCCATACTTCTATTGCATCACCTGCAACTGTAGACATAAATGGAAGTGTTAATGCTATACCAGCAGTTGTATCATTTGCAATACCCCAATAATGAAAAATCTTTGCAAATTTCAACCCATGGGGATAAGTGTGCGTGCCTGGACCGTTCTCTAAGGCTGCAATGTGAAAACTCTTACGTTTTACAGCGGTTCCTCCATTTTGTTCGGGATATTGTATTATTCCTGTTTCAGTTTGAAGTACCGAATAAATACCACTTTCTTTTTGAGATAATACTATTGATAATGTATTAAAATTTTGATGTAACTGCGTAGGAAAAGATTTATCTTTAACATTCCATGCTTGATCAGCTGGTAAAACTCCCATGCTTATCCCATTCCTCCTGTTGGACTTGTTTCTAAAATAATACCCTGTATTTCAAAATCACTACTTACAATACTTTTATTTCTTATCTGTGTATCATTCCATGTCAACTGTATCTGGACCGTATTTCCTTCTGCTTGCAAGTAGACACTATGCCATAAAAGATCTTGTGATGCTTCTAACGGAATTAAATCATAGGGACCTGTTTCCAGAACATTTGTTCCAATTGCTGCACCCGTTGCTTGAGCAGCGGTTATAAAATCAGCTCGTGCTTGAGAAGGATAATAATTAACAGAAATTTCACCATTCACTGTCTTTTTCACACCAAATATAATCTTAGAAAGTGATACATTTCTTCCTTTATTATTATAAGGATTCCATGCAGTAGAAACGATATTTATCTTTGATACCCGAGAGATTGTGGCTCCTCCTCGATATCCAGCTACTACAATTCCTACAACAGTACATGTATCATCAGTAGGAACACTATCAACTCTATATATGAGATCATAATCAGCATCTCCACAGTTATGTAATTGTATATAGTCTCCTACTTGTAAGTTATGATCATAGACCGTTAAGGTAGTTCCTACAATATTAGTCACCTGTAAAACGGGCGCATTGGTATTATCATTATCTGTCAACGCAAATACAAATCCATGCTGATTGCCCGCAATTACTTTAAGATAACCAGCAAGTTCATCTGCATCTTCCCATGTACTATCATCATCTTCCCACATTTGATAATCTTCTTCCCATGTATCACTAATTTTTTGTTCTAAATAACCAAATGCCGTAATACAATCATCAAAGATTGCAAATGAATCATTTTCATAGTTATACGTTAAAATTTTATCAGGATACTTTTCAGTATCAGCAGCTCTTTGTGCCGGTATAGACCAATAAAAAACTTCTCTATCAAAATTTTTAATACCACAGATTCGTTTAACTGCAGTATTTTCTTTTAAATACGTAGAAATTTGATCAGGAATTTTCTGATCGATACGTGAAACTCTTACTCCATTACATATATGAATACCTGTATCACCAATCGTAAGTACTCCATTTTCAGATTGTACTGATGAAAACTGAGACGCAGATCCCAGATCACTACTAATTCGTTGTAAGATAAAGGGATATGATTCATTAAAAGTAAATACTAATTCATAGGTAGAACGTTCAAAATAAACAATAAGTCTATCTTGCACATACCCTATTGAAACTATTTCTTCTTCTACCGGCGCATCTAGAAAACCACCACCAGTATAACCATCTTCTGTGCCTGGAAGCCATGCATAATCAGTATCAAGAGGTTTTCCCGGTGTACACCATCGTATACGATTTTTAAACGTTTTATATGTATAGGTAATGGGAGGTCCTAATCCAGCAACAGTACGTTCGTATGTCCCAAACAATAATAGAGAACTTTTAAACGGTGCAATAATTTTAGCTGTTGCTACTTCAACTCTTCCTATACCACCATTTGGTACTACAATAGGGGTAAAAGCATTCCATGTTGTAATATCCTGCGTATAATACATAAGATCGGTATTCGCTTCATCCGCATTATAATTAGTAACAAAGAGCGCAGTTTCATCTGGATCTTCACCTTCAAAATTAGTAGCCCAAAAATAGTTAGTATTATCACCCCTAAACACAGTTGTTCCTGAGCGTGTCCATGCAATTCCACTAAACTGATAAATAAATTGAGGATCAAAGCCTATGGCTGTTCTATTATGAATATCACCTTTTTCCCATAAAGTAAGACCCATGACTGGATCAGCTGGATACCAATACACATTTGTTAAAGCAGTTGCATCTTCAAAATTATACGTACCTGCAGGATTAACACCCGCAACAGTGCTGTAATTATACACAGTTGCTGCTCCTCCAGATACTAACATATCTTGTTCATACCCCCCAGTTACAACAGTATAAATTTCACTTCCAATAGAAAAGATTTGACCTGTTCTAAAAACAGCACCAGGAACTACGCCCGTTGCATCTCCATTTTCATCTGTAGTATCAACATGGATACGAAACCGTGATTTTAATTGTGCTGTTTGTTCAGTGGTAGCACCGGTGCCTATATACATAGATCCAAATCTTTTTTTTATAACTCCTCGATGAATATATGCATTCTCTAACGTATAAAATGAGTCTTCAGGTGTTTGCCATACAGGAAGATTACATTGTAACCCAGAATTAAAAGGCGCTATCAAGAACCTGTTTGCCATCTTAATCTCCAATAGCTATATAAGAAAATGATATGTCAGATCCATGATAACCAGGACGAATACGTGTTGGTATAAATCCCGTCTCATCTAAACCAGCTGCATAAAAATGCCAATCTGCTCCATCATAACTCCCAGCCACTCCTAATAAAGCAAAAGATATTGCATAACAATCAGTGCTAAATTCACTTTCAAATGTAATAACTGCTCCTGTGTCTGAGCCTGCACTAATTGTACCTCTTCCAAAATTAAGTTTTAATCCAGAAGGAAGCATAGTATAGCCATTATGACCATCAGCCTCAAAAGCCGTCATCTCAATAACATTTCCATTATTTTGTCGTTGCCAAAAAATACCAGTTTCAGCAGTAATATCTGAAACTTTAGAATAGACGGCTATATCAGTTGCAGCCGTTCCTGGATCTGCCCCTTGTCTTGTATATGTTACATATTTATGTTTGCCAGCGTTGGGGGTATTAAATTGTTCATGATCTTGGCCTACAAAGTTATAAATTTGAAGAAAATTCTCTAAAATAACTGGCTGAGAGGCGCTTTTTGTATCAGTTGATTGGGGTTTCGTCTGATCATATGCCATAATTATACTCCATATCCATCTTGCATTGAGTTCTGCATAATGGTTTTATATAAAACGTGTTCTTCTTTCTTTGCTAACTCTCTTTCTAAAATAGTAGCGGTATCATAATCTGCTCGATCAATTAATATTTTTCTTGCACTTCCAATGGCTATATATTCCCACCACTCAGAAAGATCTGGTAATTGACCTGCATCAATTAACTCTGTTGGTCGTTGATATACCTCTACTTCAACCGGATAGGCTTTGTCAGGTATAGGACGCAGATAGAACGTATCTTGGAAATAAAGAATCGTATTAGGCTTAGAAACTCGATAGGTTGCACGTTGACAATATACATCTTCTCCCGTTGCTGGTGCTGTCGTAAAAATAATATCATACACACCTGTTATATAATCTATCCCACCTGCTCCATCTCCTTCAAAGGTACCATTTCCATCATCGTACATTTTAATATACGCATCTACGACATTCTTTGATGCAAACACAACATTATTTCGATAGACGGGATAACCAGTTAATGTACCAGTAAAGTTAGTAGTTACATCATCTCCTGTTCCAATACTTTCTTGCTGGTTAGTGCGTGGATATCGTTGATAGAAATCAGATCGTGATTCAGTAAAATAAGCTAAGTCTCCTCCTATAAAAACGGTATTAGATGCAAGAGCATAATTATTCTTAAAATTATAAAGTGCATCTGTCTCTGTTTCACTGGTGCTATAGGATTCTATATAGGGTTCTGTATAAAAACGTAATACTTTTTTAAGACTGTTAAGACTCACATCGGGCGGCATATCATACAAGATGAAAGAGTTAATATAAGTATCAATTGTATTAGTAGGTAATTGAGATTCCCCTGGTGATTTTGTTAAACGTCTTATTTTTGTACGTATACTGCCTAATGTAGACAATGTACTATCAGGCATTACCCTCTCCTTTCTCTTTTAATCTAAAAACTGAGCACTTTCTATAGTGCTTGGTTCTAATTCAGCAAGTTCTTCATTTGATAAAAGATCCATAGGCCTGAAATAATATATTTGCTCATTATCATTTACTTGTACATGTCGTTGATTTCCATCACTATCTTCTAAACGCATCGGCACATGTTTATTTCTTTTAAGAATGCCACTTTTATTTAAATCTACTGCGTAATGAAATGGAATTTCAATGATATCCATATGTTTTACTTTTTTGGTATGTATTTGATGTGGTTTCGTAAGATCACGCCATACCAAGTCTTTTTCTTTAATGCCACGCATATGGTAAAACATAATGCGACCACGTATCATTTTTTGTGCTTTTTGAATGTACTCTTTTTTAATGGTTTCTTTGCTTTTTTTAATAGGGGCGGTTTTATTTTCCATACATCTCCTCTAAAATATTGGCGCTCTTTTAAAAGAGCGCCAATATTACTACTAATAGGTGGTTGCAGCTTTCCATGCTTGCCAATGAATAGTATCACCATCATTACCTGCTGGATATGCTGTACCAGCTCTTAAAATAACACCTCTAAAGGCACGTCGTGAAATAGCACCTCCATAATATGTTTCTAAATCGCCAGTTACTGAATTAACCGTATATGTATCACCTGCCGGTATTACATAGGCTTTCTTCAGACTTGTTGCATTATACACAGGAAACTGGAATGCAGTATAAGCACTCGTATCAATATCAACCGTAAAGGTGTATGGATGAGCAGCTGTACTTACTGCTGTTACTCTTCCAGTTTGACCATTAAGTTCTGTCATACCACAAGAAGATGGTACGTAGAATTTAACGTAATCACCAATCTGATGACCAGAGTCTACCAGTGTTGTCACAACTGCACTTGCTGCTTGTGTGATATTTGATATTACACGAGCAGAAGGATATATAATGTCATATATCTCTCTATTAGGGGCAACCAATTGATAATAAAATACACCAGCTGGTCCCGTGGCTCCTGTTTCAGCTGTTCTACCAGGGGCAGTAGCCAAGTCGTTTGCAAGATCAAAAGAAACACCGGCAGCAATAGTGTCAATAGTAAAATCAACACCATTCAAGTTGGTAAATCCAGAACTATTTAAACGTACTACACATCCTTCATAAAGATTAGTAGTAGTAGCAGTACTAATTCGTGGACCTACAACGTTTGTACCAGCAGTTGCAGTTACATTAGCTCCTACACTGTAATTTGAAGAATCAAACTGTGTAAAACTATTAGCAACTACATCACTAGCAGCGGTAGCATCTGCTGCTGGATGGTAATTGGTATACATGCTAGTACCCATGGAAGCACTCCATTCATAGAGATATCCATATCCGTTGTTTGTAGCAGCTGCTTGGGTAGCATTAATAACTCTAAATCCCTGTATTCCTACACCAAGATCAAGCACTTTATTTGTACCATCAGAAGTAAATGTTCCATATAATCTGTTATTCATTTTCTCTCCTTCGGTATTATAAGGCGGTTGAACGGGTAGAAGTTACTTTAGCAACATGTTGATCAAAGAGTAATGCACCCGTAAAAGAAGTCTTAATACCAAATCGATATTTATCTTCTAGAGCGCCTGTTTTTGTAGGACCAACAAGTGTGCCATTCTCACCACCTTGTTTAACAAGTGTGAACGCATCTTTACCCAATATTAAATTGTTATATACAGTAGCACCTAAAATAGATGTGCCCGTATCTTTACGTACTTGTGTTGTTTGCACAAAACGAATACGTGAATACGCACCCCATTCTGCATCCATTGGATTATAGCCTGAGCCATACTTCTCAACAGGTACAAAATCATCCATAGCTTCAAGATCAGGAATAAGATCTGGATGGGTAATACCCATATATGCTTGTGCAACTGGTGCAGTTCCAATTTTATTAGAACCTTGAATCATTTCTTTAATTGGTTTTGCAATAGCACCTGCAAGTGTTGCAATTACTGCAGATAAATCCTTTTCACTTAGTTGTGTTGGCATATCACCATTTCCACCTGAAACACATGGAATAGATGCGGTAGTTGTAAGTAAAATATCACGGGTAAGCAAGTCTTCTGTCTTTCTTAATGCTGAATTTAATTCGTCCGCATGAACACGCAATATATCTTCTGGATTTTGATCTACTGTTCTTTCAGTGATAAGGAAATAAGTACCATAATAAGCAATTTGTGCATCAATAAATGTCTTTGCAAGTACTTGAGGGTCAATATCTAATTCAGATTCTGGAAGAGGGGTAGTAAATGCATCAGCACGTGAATACTTTGGAAACCGTTTTGTATCCCCATGTCCCTTTTTTAATTGGGTCATAATGGCTGTCTTGGTGTATACAAAATTAGGTTCTGGATCCAAAAAAACAGTATCTGATAGTTCTGCTTTTAAGGAAAGAGGAATGTTTTCTAATGTTGTAAGATTTGCCATGATGTCTCCTTAAAATAAAAAATGTTTTATCTTAAAGATCGGCGAATTCTTTCGAACAATTTAACGCCTGTATGATAGCAATTCATACGATAATCAAGAATGGCGAATTCCTTTGCTTCGTTTAACGCCTCTAAGCGTGAGCGATGCGCTTAGAATTTTTAACGCTCCCTTCTATGATAATATATGTTGTCAAAAAATAACAAGAAATAATCGGGAAACATGAATGCATTCACGTCTCCCGATTATAAAAAAAGGAAAAAAGTAAATGAGAAATCAATGACCCTTACAGTCTTGATCGGGCAAGTTGAGCTTTTCTACGTAGTTCATTTTGATATTGCGGCGAATTAAGTCTATCAATAGGTGCTACATCTACATTTCCTTCTTTGGGAAGAGCACCCGCTGGTCTAGGCTTTTTCATATTACGCAATATAGCTTCTTTTTTTGTTTGTGCATTCGTTGCTGCTTCGTAAATGTTGTGTTTTAAAATACCTTTATAAGCCAAATCAGCCTTTTTTATAATATCAGGTTCTTCTTGTATTTTATCATAAAGCGTTGTGTCTTGTTCCTGTAAAATAGCCATATTTACATTGCTTACCACATCTGCAAAATCAGGATACTTTGTTACAATTTGCTTTTCGGCTCTTTCTAAGTTCATTTGCTGCATTAAAGCAGCTTGTTGTTCTTTTAATTCTTGTATTTCTTTAACATATTCTTTTTCATCTGATGTATCATCAAGATCTTCATATTCAGACTCATATTTTTTAATTTTCTCTTGCAGTTGTTTTTTTTCGTTAAGTAAATATTTATTTTGTTGCTCTACTTTTTCTTTTGCCTGTGCAATAAGCCGCAAATTTCGTGATCTTATATCTTCTTTTTCTTCTTCTTGTACACTTTCAGTTTCTTGCCGCTCTTGAAGTTCCTCTTGTTGTTCTTCTGGCGCACTTTCTGGTACGGATTCTTTTATGTCTTCTTGTTCAGTCATGCATTCTCCTTACTGATAAATGATTCATATATCTTAAAAAAATCACCTCTTCTAAAAGCAGCCATATTTTCAAGTAATTCTTGGTTTCCTTCTTCTCCGATATGCAACAATTCAGGATGATCAAAGAAAAACTTCTGAGGAATGTGCCATAACATTTCTACTCTATCTTCTTTTCTTTTATAGTGAAATAGAGCACGTCCATACATAGGAACAGGACACCTTAAACGTAACCGAGGTATAATCTTAAATAATTTAAAGAAAAGTGCATCACGCTTAAAATGCATCTCTACAAAAAAATCCCCCCTGGTTTTTCTATAGCCATCATTAAGACTTTCTTGTAATACCTCTTTATAACTTTGCTGAGTAATCTTTGCCATCTCTGCTTTGTTTATAATCGGTGCATAACTTCCTAAATCATGCAATATCTTTTGGCCAATCGGATAGTGATTTCGCATTGCTCTCTCCTTATAACGTCCCCACCCGGATTCGAACCGAGACAATTGCATCGAAAGTGCAATATTCTACCCTTAAATTACAGGGACGCACATCTGTTCTTTTTATGTCTTTGGATTCATTGGCTGCATTTTTTGTTCCTGTTCGGTTGCTTTAAAATCATTTGCTAAGGTAATTAACTTTTCAAGGTGTGCTAAATCCATTGAAAAAAGTTCTTTAATAGCCTTAATCTTATCTAATGTTGCCTGCTCATCGTCTTTATTTGCTTCTGCAAGATTTGCTAATGCTCGTGTTTGTTGTTCTCCTATTTTTGATTCACGTTCAGCTGCTAATGACAAATCTGCCTGCGCACGTGCTTGGACAAGAGCAGCTTCAGCTTGTTGCAATTCCTGTGTTATTTGTGTTTCTTGTTGTTGCGTCTGTGCTTGTTCTTGAGCAAGATTATTCATATATTCAGTAATCTCATTTTTATTCTGTAATGTCGATAGTTGAATAACAAGTTCATCTGGAATTTGTACACCAGCTTGGCGCATAGCCATGACCTGTGCAAATTGATTCTGTTTCTGCGTAGTTGTATTAACTCCTTCTTCAATAGCCGCATCATAATCAGCAAACGATCTATTATAAAATTCTATCGTTGGCTCTTCATTTGTAATACGCATTACCTTTTCTGGTAAATAATTTTTTTGGATAGTCTTTATCTGTAAGCGTCCAACCTGTTTTTGAGAACGATCAAGAAAATCTAAGAGCGGCTTAATAATTGTTTGACCTGATGTCTGACGCAACATCGATAATATACCAGCCATCGTATCATTTTCAGTTGACCCAAAGAGTTCTTCATTTCCTCCATCATTTTCCATCAGATCTTTTGCAGACTGTTCACGAATCAGCGGAATAGACGTAGGAATATCCATAGGATTTATAAATTGAATATCTTGTGGAAAACCACTTTTTTTAAGAGCAAGTCCATTAGAAAGATCACGATTCTCTATAAGTTTTGGATTTACCAATGAGGTAGGCTTATAAATAACAATTGGATTAACCCGTGACTGCACATATTCCACTTCTAATGATGTCATAAGATTATAAAGAAACTGCAAATCACGCATTCCACGAGGAAGACCTTGAAATCGTAGGTACATATCAGTCATAGAGGGACTTTGTTGACCAAAAAATGGAACAAATGGAAATTCATCAATTCCTAATGGATTCTCTCCATCGTACATAACAATACCATTCACCAAAATACACAGCTTTACCGTAGGAATCTTTTCTTTGTTGTGAATTATAGAACGATTTTGCTTAAGAAAATATGAAAGGACGTCTTTTTCTTTTCCAAAATATTCACGTTTTTTATTAAGAACCGTATCAATAAGCATATCTGCAGTTCGATAATCACGATAATAATACTCATCATAAGATAGATATTTATCTTTTGCATCAAACGTAGGCGCTAAATACGGAAAGACATCATCATAAGGTCCACTATTATTTGATATATATTCTATTTTATCTGATTGGTCTGGTAATAACGCTTTACATGCATTGGGGGTAAGATATGACCGCTTCCAAATAGTTGAACAATCAGATAAATCAGGTTTTCTGAATGTTGAATCAATAAAAAATGAATTATAAGGACACATATCTACTTTTAAACTACCTGATTCCGGGTCATCGGCATAATCATTCCACATTTGCAATAATGTTAAACCCGTAATAACTGCCATCTGAAACGTATCAGATATAGTTTCTAAAACAGCTCCATTCGTATTCATATTATAAATAATTTTTGATAGTTGATCAGCAGTCTTTTGATCAGAGCCTTCGACGGGTATTACAATGGTTGATTTACGATTTCTTCGTTGAATACCAGAGACTAATGAAGTA